TTAACCGCATTTAAGAAATCTTGTCTTACCTTAGAATCGTTTTGTTCAAACAACAATCTCACAGAAACTGCCGAAATCAACTTACGAGCTTGTAATAACAATCTTCTTACATTGATTCTATCAAGAGCGGATTCTTTAACTTGAAGAGTTTTATTACCCCAAATTACAGTTCCTACGTCTGAGAAAGTTGCAATTGGGTTAATTCTTCCTTTATAAAGAGTATCTCTATCCTCTTGGGTTAGTTTTTTACGAGCTTTAATCGCGTTTACTATACCACGAGTATAACCAGCGGTTGCGAACCAAGGATAAGCAATGTTATCAGTTAATGCTAAATTTCTACATACCTCAGCAGTTGCTGGAATATAAATTTGTGTATTATTAACCGAATCTCTTGTAAGTACCCAAGGATAGTAAGTTGCGGTGTAGTTAGAATCAATACCAGTATTATCTAAACTATCAACCGCTTCAGTTGGGTAAATTATTTCAGCGGGGTCTGAAGTTGTTGTTGTAAACAGATTGTAGTCAGGAGTTGTACAAATATACAATGAGTCAGCTCTGTTATACTCAATCATATCAATAGCTTCTTCAACCAAGTTTGAGTTATTAATATAATCAATACCAGGTGTAACAAACACATTTATATTAACAGATTCAGGATTAGCGAAAGTTTGTTGTCCTAACAAATATGCGTAATAATCAGTATTTGCCCAATCCGTACTATTGTTTCCAACAGTAATTTGTTTAAATGCTCCCCATCCTGAGGCGTTAGGATATTTTATAGATGTACAAGCTCCTTTTAAATAACCTGATTTACCTAAAACAAATCTATCAAGGTTTGTTCTATAATCTCTATATATATCCCATCCATCAAATCCACCATTACAAAGAAGAGAGAATTTACGTGCAAATAATCTATAATATTGGTTATCTGCCGATTCAGGGTCACTAGTAAATGGAGATGCTCCAACGTAGAACGCTGGTTGTCCTCCAGTCGCAAATCCTGCAGGTATTAAGATAGATTGAGCGTTTATATCCATGTGATAACCTCTGGTAAAATAAGCCCAATCATCACCTGTAGTATCATTACAAATATCTAATGGTAATTGTTTTCCTTTATAACTATAGAAATCAACATCATAACCAATAGTATCTGAAATACCTAAATAAGTTCTTCTAACATTATCTCCAGGACTTGTATTTGCGTCATTTGCTCCTGTTGAAGTACCAAATGGTTGGTCATAAACAACTTCACCAGGATAGTCATATTTAGTTTTGTAAATTGGGAATGGTGATTTAGCTCCGGCGTATTGTCTTGTTAAATAACCCTCAAAACCACAAGGAAGTGCATCTATTGGTGCATCTTCGTTCATAGTTATCATTACATATTTTGAGTTTAATTGATATTCACCGTTAACAGTACCAATTTTTTGAGCTATGAAGTTATTTTCTGTTGGATTCATGCTACAATTAGTGAATTTTTCTAAAACAACAGGATTTGCATCTGTGTCAAAGAAATCTCTAACTAATACGTCAAAAGTACCATTATTAAACGACATGTTAGCGATTGAAATTTTAACTTCAATATTCGCTGAATCACCGTCCGCAATTGTTGTGAATTTAAATAAGTTGTAAACTTTATTACCTCTTAACTCAGAAACAACCCAAGGAGAACTTGGTGACTGATATTGTTCTAAATACCAAGCAATTGTTGTTGAATCAACCCCTTGTCTTGCATTAGGTAAAGAAATGAATTCACAATTTAATCCTCTAACATATCCTTTCTTGTATCCATAATTTAACAAATTTTGATATCTTTCTTCAACAAACAATGGTACAATTGATTTAGGTTTACCAAAATTTGAAGAACCAAATACTTTAGAAATATATTTTGGGTCAGAGTTTGTAAATGATGTTTCAAAGAAATATTGAGTACCTGTCTTACCTGTAATGTTAATACCAAATGTTGCGTATGGATTAGTACTAATTCCACTATAAGGACCTGTACAAACCATTTGAACATCAGATAAACCTGACACTTCATACACTGCCCCGTCATCAGTATTATAATTTGCAACACCTCTTGAACGTAGAGTCGCAACTACTAAATCGTCAAAATCAGTATAAGCAGTTCCTGAATACACATAAATTGTACCCATTACACTACCACTATAACATGTTACAATATTTCCAACATTTTGTGAACCTGTGTTACCTGCAGTTGCTGGATTACATGGATTCTCAATTGTTACACAAACTGTCCAGTTAGATATAACTGTAGAATCTTCAGATGTTAAAACATATGTTAAACAACCACTTGAAAAATCATTAACAGTCACACCACTTTGTTGTGGTACTGAACTAACAGTTATATCTGTAGTACATGCACTAAAATCACTAATTACATTTGTTAATGTCGCTGCTGAGAAAGTTGCGTATGGTAATACAACGTTAATTGTATTTGTATTGTAATTAATACCACCTGTTACACCACTAACACTATAGTTTATAAAAGATGCACAATTTGATGAAGTTGAAGTTGTTACGAAATCAACAATTGTTGAATAGAATGATGAACCTGTATAAACAGAATTACCTACATTATTAAATAATGAGTAAAACCATGGGTCATTGTTAGGGTCTGATAAATCAGCCGTTGACGAACTTACATCATCAACACCATACACATTTGTTAAATCAGTAGTACCGTATGATGAAATCAAACCATCATAATCGTTACCTTCAATCACCCCATAAAAATAAACAGAAGTATTAACTAATGAGTTATTTAAAATTACTTGATTAATTTGATTTTTAATATTTGAATCAATACTTGATATATTTCCGTTGAATAACTCAAATGGAGTTGTTAATTTCGATTGTATAATATCAGGTAAAGAAGAAGTATATGAAATACTATTAATTCCTGATGTACAACCTGTAAAATCAAAAATGTAAGGAATTGTTTCATATTCCAAACAAATTGGTTCACAATCTGTTTCAGGTGAAGCAGGTTCTGCGTTAATACATTTGAATCCTATAGTTGTTGGGTCAACATTCGCAACAGTATAAATAGACCAAGATGGTCCTGCGTCATATCCTGATAACCCTAAAACTCTAGTTACAAATAATTGATTTGATTGTTGTAAATATGATTTTGCGATATACGCAGCTTCATATTTTGGGATTTGTGTATTCACAAACTTTTCAGGAGATGTACCACCAAAGTAAGTAGAGAATTCATCAAAACTTGTGATGAAAATTGGTTCAAAAGCTGGACCTTTTAGAGTTTCCCCTACTATACCTAAAGTTGTCACACCCACACTTTGTGAAACAAAACTTAAGTCTACTTCAGATGTGTAAACACCTGGAGATACAAAAACTTTACTGTTAGATGCCATTACTAGATTTTTTATTAGTTAATTTATTTTATAGATAAATATTTGAAAAAAAAACAAAATACTTGACATTATACAATGTATTTATAAATTGGGCAGATTATTTTCTGCCTATTTTCTAATATGTCAGATAATATCAAAAAAATAAAAAATCTTAAAATATCAATTGAGACACACGATATACTTAAAAAGTATTGTGATGACAAGGGGATTGTCATGTATAGATTTTTAGAAAAACTAATTGTGGATAACTGTAAACCGAAAAAAGATATTTACGGTGAGAATTAAATAAGTAGGTTGTTGAATTGAATTTTTGATTCTAAACTATCGTCGTTTTTTGTTATAGTGATTCTAACAACATCTCCTGTATTAACTTGTATTTGACTAATATCTTCACCGTAGTATAAATTATTTATATAAACTTGAAAATGTTCGACATTGAATGTGTCACCTAAATTAAGGTTAACGGTATAATCAAATAATTGTGAAATAACACTATTACCAACAAGAAATAACACATCCAAAGTTGTACTTGATGGGTTACTATTATTTTTTTTCTGTTTTCTAGAAACTTTTTCATCTAACTCAACAACTTGTAATACTCTATTTATTGCTGGAGATACCTCAAACTCATCCTCATCTATTAAAAATCCTAACATTGTAAATTCATATGTTTGAATATAATAATTTCTTTTTTCAATGGATAATTCTGATTCATTACTAATATTATTCATCACTATTGGAATATAATGACCTTTGATAACTTGATATGCTTGTCGAGAAGAGAATTTTTCTAATACTACTTTATTAAACGCATTTAATTCTCTC